GTATTAATCAAGTCTGACAACGAAGACTTTAAGATACAGACTGCTGCTGGTGTAGATAAGTTTACTGTAGATACTGATACAGGTAATACAGTTATAGAAGGTACACTTGATATTCAGTTAGAGACTGAGATCACAGACAACCTTATTATTAGAGCAGACAATAAGAAATTTGATATACAAACTGATGCTGGTGTCAGTGTATTTGATGTAGATACTGACAATGGTAACATCCATACAGATGGTACTCTTGATGTAGACCTTGGAGTAACATTCAATAGCACATTAGATGTAGATGGTAAGGTAACTCTTAATGATGAGTTGGATGTTGATCTAGATGCAGTATTCCATGATGATATAACCTTAGATACTAACTCTAAGTTCTTTACTATCACTAATGGATCAGTACAGACATTCAGAATTGCAAGTGCATCTGGTAATACAGACATTGAAGGTACATTAAATAACCTTGGTCTAGCAACATTTGAAACAACAACTAATATAGCAGTTGATACTTCTGCTGATGATGCTATCACCAAGACTGGAGAAGGTGCAGTAGATATAGACGGTGGTCTTAACGTAGATAAGGACGTACGTGTAGGAGAAGACCTATATGTATCTAATCGTATTGTAGTTAAGGATGCTGGTACAGGAAGGACACGTCCATCACTATTCAATAACTTAGATGTATTGTATCGCACCTATTTGGGTGGTGGTGCAGCACATAATGCAGATTTTGCTAATGATGCTGATGCTCAGTTAAGAGTTGCAGGTGGTGTAGGTATTGTCCAAGACTTACATGTAGGAGATGACTTCTATATTGGTAAGGTTGCTACTAACGATAACGTAGAATTCTCTGTCCTAGGTGAATCAGGATTCACAACTATAGGACGTGCAGGACAAGGTAATGCCACTGATGGTGCTATAGTTGTCCACGGTAATGCAACATTCAATCGTGAAGTTAATATTACTGGTGCACTAACAACTATTGGTGATGCTTCTTCTGATGTCTTAACAGTAAATGCAGTATCACAATTTACCGATGATGTCACAGTTGACGGAAGTTTAACAGTCAACACTAACGCATTAATTGAAGGTAACCTCACAGTTAATGGCACCACGACTACTGTTAACAGCACTGTAATTACTGTAGATGACACTGTATTCACCTTGGGTGGAGACACAGCACCTTCACAGGCAGACGCTAAAGATCGTGGTATAGAATTCAGATACTATGATACTGCTGCAAGAATTGGATTCTTCGGATGGGATACATCTGCTGCAAGATTTGCAGTATATAATGGTGCAACTAATAACTCTGAGGCATTCAGTGGCACCAGATCAGGAATTGATGCTGGTAGTTTAGCACTGTTTGATACTACCAATGCTACTAACTCAGGTTCAGGTACCTTAACAGTTGGTGGTGGTGCTGGTATTGGATTAAGTCTATTTGTCGGAGAGAATTTAGACGTATCTGGTAACGCAGTAGTAGATGGTAATGTAGACATCGTAGGTGATGTAGACATAACTGATGACTTTAGAATTAATAGTAATAAGTTTGTTGTTACTGCTAACACAGGTAACACAGAAGTCGCTGGTACTCTTACAGTAGATGGTAACGCCACTATTGGTAATGCTGCTGGAGACTCCCACACAGTAACAGGTGTTGTCCAGTTTAACCAAGCAATTACTTCTACAGATATTACTGCTGATCAGATTAAGATCGGTGTTGATGCTGCTAATGAGATCAGCACTACTTCTGGTAATTTAATACTTGATTCGGATGGTGGCACAGTAAATGTTACTGATGACCTAGACGTAGACAACAATCTTAATGTTGATGGAAATACTAAAATCGATGGTACCCTTACAGTTGATGGGAATGCTACTATCGGGAATGCTTCTGGTGACAATCATGTGGTTACTGGAACAGTTACTTTCAACCAAGCCATTACATCAACAAACATCACTGCTGATTCTGTTACCATTGGCGTGGATTCTGATGGTGAAATTAGCACAACTACTGGCGTTGACCTCATCATCGACTCTGCCACTGGAGAGACTCAGGTTGATGATAACCTAACTGTTACAGGTACATTAGATGTTAACGGTAATACACAAATTGGAGATAACTCTGGTGACGCTCATGCGTTTACAGGTACTGTCCAGTTTAACCAAGCAATCACTTCGACTGACATCACTGCTGATAACGTCCAAATTGGTGTGTCAGGTGCTAGTGAAATCGATACATCATCAGGTAATTTAACTCTTGACTCTGATTCTGGTGAGACAATTGTTGATGATAACCTCACTATAAACGGCACATTAGATGTAGATAATCTAACTACCATAACTGATTCATTAACAGTTAAGGCAGATAATAAGTTAGTTTCTATTCAGAATGCTGCTGGTCTAACTAAGTTTGAGATCGATACCGATAACGGTAACACAGATATACAAGGCACTGTAAACATAGAGGGTGCTACAACTGTTGATGACACATTTAATGTTACTCAGGCAACTGATTTAGATGGCACTCTAAATGTAGATGGTGTTGCAACATTCCAAAACGATGTTGTATTGAATGCTGACAATAAGAACTTTAAGATTCAGTTAGATAATGGCACAGACAAATTTACTGTTGCTTCAGCATCAGGTAACACAGATATTCAAGGAACACTGGATGTTAATGGAGCTACTAATGTTACTAACACTGTTGGTATCACTGGTATTACCTCCGTTACTAATGCTACTAATCCTGCTAACCTAATTGACACTGCTGCGTTTAACGTAACAGGTGGTGCGATAATCTCTAAGGATGTCTTCTTCGGTGAAGACTTCTATATGGGTCCAAACAATGCTCCTACTCTATCAATCATAGGATCATCTGGTAACACCCTAATTGGAGGCACACTTGGAGTAACAGGCACAACAACTCTTGGGGTTGCTGATGTAGGTACACTTAACCTGTCAACCAACGCTAATATCTCTGGATCTATTATCGTTAACACCAGCAAGTTTATTGTTGCAGGTGCTTCTGGTAATACTACTATCGATGGTACATTAGATGTAGCAGGTGCTACTGTCATTGATGACACTCTTAATGTCACACAGGATGTAGACTTTGATTCTAACCTTAACGTTGATGGTAATCAGCAATTAGATGGCACACTTACTGTTAACTCTACTTCACTATTAAAAGATAATATTATATTACGTGGTGGATCTAAGACTCTGAAACTACAGAATGGATCTAGCACTGATAAGATTACATTGCATTCCACTTCTGGTAATGCAGAGATTACTGGTACATCAACTCTTGGTGTCCTTGACGTAACTGGAAACACCACCGTAGGTGGCACACTTGGTGTAACAGGACAGATCACTGGTAATGTAACTGGTGACCTAACAGGTAATGCTGATACTGCATCTCTAATTGACGTTACTGAGACTGCATCTTCTAACCTAACTTACTATCCTACTTTCGTTTCTGCCACAACTGGTAACACTGAAATCAGGACAGATTCTTCAAACTTACAATACAATCCGTTTGAAAACAGACTTACTGTTACTAACTTCAAATCAACTACTGACTTTGAAATCGCTGGTAACTTAAACGTCACAGGAACTATTACATTCTGGCAGTCACAGGTTGGTAGTATTGCTAACCATGACACTGGAGATCTATCAGAAGGATCAAATCTATACTACACTGAAGAGCGTGTAGATGATAGAGTTGCTAACCTAATCAACGGTGGCACAGGTATTACTGCTACCTATGATGATGCTGGTAATATGCTGACCTTGAGTGCTACTCAGTCAGATCTTAATACTGACAACTTCACTGAGGGATCAACTAATCTATTCACAACTGCTGCTAGGACAAGGACTCACTTCTCTTATGGCACAGGTATTGAATTGTCTGGTGCTGGTGCTCTATCTGTTACACAGGTAGACATTGATACTGATAACGTAACTGAAGGATCTACAAATCTATTCACTACTGCTGCAAGGACACGTGGTCATATCAGCGTAAGTGGAGACCTAGCATACAATGCTTCTACTGGTGTTATTTCTTACACCATTCCAACAACTATTGCATCTCTATCTAACCATGATACTGATGATGTAGCAGAAGGATCAAATCTATACTATACAGATGAGAGAGTTGATGACAGAATCAATGCTCTAATTGTTGCTGGCACAGGTGTTACTAAGGTTTACGATGACGCTGCTAACACATATACTTTATCTGTTACTCAAGTCGATATCAATTCTGATAACGTTACTGAAGGTAGTACTAACCTCTTTACCACTGCTGCTAGGACTCGCACTCATATCAGTGTTAGTGGATCTTTAGCATACAACAGTGGCACTGGTGTTATTTCATACACTACACCTGACACTGACGGTATTACTGAAGGATCATCTAACCTATACTATACAGATGCAAGAGCAGATGCACGTATCGCTGCTGCTGATACTGACGATCTATCAGAAGGATCTTCTAACCTCTATCATACAACTGCTAGAGCAAGAGCTGCTATCTCTGAGAACAGCACACAACTAGCATACAACTCCACCACTGGTGTATTGACATATACACAGGGTGATACTGATACAGTTTCTGAAGGATCAACTAATCTTTACTATACAGATGCTAGAGCAGACGCAAGAATTGCTGCTGCTGACACTGGTGATCTAACAGAAGGATCAAATCTTTACTACACCAACGCACGTGCTGATGCTCGTGTAGTTGCTGGTATCACTGGAAAACTTGATTCATCTGCTGTTAGTGCTTTCGGTCTAACACTTGTTGATGACGCAGACGCTGCTGCTGCCAGATCCACATTAGGATTAGGCACTGCTGCTGTTGCTGCTACAGGTGACTTCGCTACTGCTGCACAAGGTACAACTGCTGACAACGCACTCGCTGCGTCTGCTGTAAGCACCTTTGGTGGCACTCTGATTGATGATGCAGATGCTGCTACTGCAAGGACAACCCTTGGATTAGGCACTGCTGCTACCACTGCCTCTACTGCATATGCAACTGCTGCACAAGGCACACAGTCAGGTACTAACAACACTGACATTGACGCAATTTACACTGAATTAAATGCTATTGGTAATGACGCTAGTGTAACAACCGTTGCACATATTAAGGCTGCACTCGCTGCTCTATCCAGATAAGTAAATGGCAAAACCCAATACCAAAGCTGAATTAAAAGAATATGCTTTACGCAGGTTAGGTAAGCCTGTACTAGAGATCAACGTCTCTGATGATCAATGCGATGATGCTATTGATTATACATTGCAGAAGTTTCAACAGTTCCATTACGATGGTGCTGAGAGAGTTTATCTAAAGCATAAGGTAACTCAGGCAGATATTGATAGAGCCGCTGCTGCCAATGATACCCAGACTACTTCTACTGCTGGTAATAACACTTGGTTGGAGTCAAATACTTATCTAGAAATACCACAACATATACTATCTGTTGAAGGAATCTTTTCCTTTACTGATAAAGGTACTGCAAACATATTTGATATTAGATATCAGATGCGTTTGAATGACTTGTATGATTTTACATCTACACAGTTCTATCATTACTATATGATTCAGCAGCACTTGGGTACAATTGATTTTCTATTAGAAGGAATTAAACCTACTCGTTATCAGGCAACTCAAGATAGATTATATCTTGATCTGGATTGGTCAACAGATGTAACACTTGATTCTTATATCCTTATTAAATGTTGGAGAGCATTAGACCCTACTACATGGACAGAGATCTATGATAATATGTGGGTCAAGGACTATACTGCTGCTAAGATTAAGAAGCAGTGGGGTCAGAATATGACAAAATTCCAAAACGTCCAGATGCCTGGCGGTGTTACCCTTAACGGTGAGATGATTTATAATGATGCAGTTCAAGAACTTAAAGATCTTGACGAGCAACTCAGAACCGAGTGGGAGACTCCACCACTAGACATGATAGGATAGTATGGCTACTAACACTTATTTCTCTCAAGGTACTACAGGTGAGCAAGACTTAACTCAGAGTCTTGTTAACGAGCAGATTAAGATGTTCGGTAGAGATGTATACTACATTCCTAGAACGTTAGTCAAGAATGATACTGTCTTCGGGGAAGACACAATGTCTAAGTTTGATGATGCGTTTGTAATAGAAGCTTTTATTGAAGACAACTCAGGATTCAGAGGAGATGGTGACATGTTCACCAAGTTTGGTGTACAGATTGCAGATCAATGCACGTTTGTTATATCAAGGACTCGTTTTACTGAGGCAGTTGACGATAATGCAACACTCATTGTGGAGGGTAGACCAAATGAAGGTGATCTCGTATACTTCCCCTTGGCAAACAAGGTTTTTGAAATTCAATTCGTGGAATATGAAGTACCATTTTTCACGTTGGGCAAACAATATACTTGGGGACTACGCTGTGAGCTCTTCCAGTACAGCGACGAAGACATCGACACTGGAATTGCAGAGATTGACGCAGTTGAGATCAACTATGCCAATGCAATAAGTGTTAACGTTGCTGAAGGTGGCACAGGAGACTTTGTTGCTGAAGAGATAGTTACAGGTGGTAATTCTAATGTAACTGCTACAGTTAAGTCTTGGAATAGTGCCACACGTCAGTTGGTTATATACAATAGATCTGGTATCTTTGCTATACCTGAGACTATTACTGGTAATACATCTAGTGCTGCATGGACAAGTGCTACATATAATACCCTAAATAATAAGAATGATGAATCTCAATCTAACTGGGCAATAGAAACTCAGTCGGATGCCATCATTGATTTCACTGAGGGTAACCCCTTTGGTGAGTTTGGAAATAAAGGAAGTAGTATCTAATGTTAGGCACGTATTCATATCACGAAATTATCAAGAAGACTGTAGTCGGATTTGGTACGCTGTTCAATAATATTGAATTGCGTCGTGTGACAGCAGGAAAGACTGAGGTCATGAAGGTACCTCTAGCATATGGTCCTCGTCAGAAGTTCCTACAGAGATTGAATCAAGTAGGTCTTAATAAAACTTCTACTCAGATCACTCTTCCTAGAATATCCTTTGAGATACAAGGATTTAATTACGATGCAACTCGTAAGGTATCTCCTACTCAATACATCAGAAACACACAAGCTGATGGTAAAGAGTTTAAAAGTTTTATGCCAATACCATATAATTTGAATTTTGAATTGGCAATAATGGCAAAGAATCAAGACGATGGTCTTCAGATTCTTGAACAAATACTCCCTGTCTTCCAACCTAGTTTTAATATTACATTGAATCTAGTCCCAACAATGGATGAGAAGAAGGACTATCCTATAACTTTAACATCTATTGATTATGAAGATGTATATGAGGGTGACTACGATACTCGTAGGACTCTGGTATATACACTGCAATTTGTTGCTAAGACTTACCTATACGGTCCTGTCCAAGATAAGTCTGGTGAGGTTATTAAGAAGGCAATTCTTGACTACTCTACTAAGACTGAGTTAGCACCTAATGCACCACGTGAAGTGAGATATGAGGTAACTCCTGAGCCTATCTCTGCTGACGCAGATGATAACTTTGGATTTAATGAATTGACAAGTGAGTTTGTTGATTCCAAGCAATGGAACCCAACTACAGGACAAGATGAAACAATTTGATGGGATCGAAGAAGCTCTTAACGTGGAAACATCTATCGTTCCTCAGAAGGAGCCTAAAATGGAGATTGTACCAACGACGACTTCGGAGCAACTTAAGAAAGACTATGATTACACGAGGGGGAATCTCTACTCCCTTATTGAAAAGGGCCAGGAAGCGGTGGACGGTATCCTCGAAGTGGCTCAGTCTTCTGATCAACCAAGGGCGTACGAAGTAGCAGGACAACTTATTAAACACGTCGGTGACGTTGCTGATAAACTTGCTGATCTTCATAAAAAAGTTAATGAGATAGAGAATCCGAAAGGGTCTGTATCTGATAAACAAGTAACCAACAACACTATGTTTGTTGGCAGCACAGCAGAACTTGCTAAATTTCTAAAACAAAAGCAAGATAAATAATCTAGTAAAGGTATTCTTTAACCATGTCGGTATTAAATGTAATTGACACTCAGACAATCACTGCCTCTGGCAATGGCTATATTGTAGTCAAGTCTGGAGTGCTTAGGGTCTATAGTGCAAGTGCATCTTCTATCCAGATTGATGACGGACCTGCAATCACACTTGCAGCAGCAACACCTGAGTTAATCTCATGTGGTAAACCAAAGTCCTCAAGGATTAAAGCAGCAACTGATGCTGCTACTATGGTAGTAACCGTTGATCACGGTGGCACACCAGCACACACCTTTGCAGTAGGAGACTATATTGCAACTGTAGATGGTGGTGACACTGATGGATTTACTTCTGACTTTGAGTCAGCAGTAGGATCTGGAAAGAAAGTAACCGCAATCTCAGATACTACTATTACAACTGACTACGATTCATCTGGTGCTTCTGCTGATTATGCAGTATCAAGTGCTGATGTAATTGCTGGAACTCTTCCACAAATTCAGAGAGGAATCAAACTCACTGCTGGAAGTGCTAACGTAGTGGTAGAGCAAGTCCAAATCGTTGGTGGCTAACTATGGCACGAAATACCAAGGCAGATGCTAACACTCTTAGATCTGTAAGTAGTCCTGGAATGCAGAGTAAGAAGGGTAACGTAAACCGTAAAGGTAGATCCGTTACTGGTGGAGCAGCTATGAGTGGTATGAACATTCGTGGTGCTGGTGGACTAGGTAAATCAAAACCTAAGAATGTTGAGGTAGTAGTCAAGAAGTATAAGAAACAAGTTTCTTCTGACAGAAAGGCTGCTGCTAAAGAAAGAGCTGGTATGAGAGCCAAAGGTATTAAGTATGAAGAGTTGAAATCCTTCTCTGGATTTCTTGATGAAGCTTCAAATCCAGAAGGTAAATCAGCAGCTGCTAAGACATTCTCTAAGAAGAAAACTACTAACCCTTCCGATAGAATTCAGACCAGACAGCATACTGGTGTCAGTCTTTCTAGTGAAGAGGCTTATGACCATATAAGAGACCGTCGTCTTGAGAAGTATGGTACAGGACATGATGGTTCTGATCGTAAATCTACTCCATCTAGGAGTAAACCACAGACTGCTGCTGAAAAGAAGAAGTCTCAGGAGAATTCCAAAAAAGCATTTGATAATGTAGTAGCATCCCTTAAGAAAAAGTATGGAGACAATGCAGTCATGACATCTAAAAAAGAAGAATTCGTACCCATTAGATCCTTTAGACAGGTTACTAATGAAGCAGTAGTTAGTGGCACTATAGCTGCTACGGCTGCTGTAGCAAAAGGAGTAAAGGCTGCTGTAGTTGGTGCTAAAGTTGCCAAAGGTGCTGCTGTTGCTGCCAAGACTGGTGGAGCTGCTGCTAAAGCAGGAAGTGCTGCCGCTGCTGCTGGTGGAGCTGGTAAGGCTGGGTCAGCCGCTGCTGCAAAGAAAGCATCTGTTGCTGGTACAACTGCTGGTAGTAGTCCTAAGACTGCTGGTTTCGGACAGAAGCTTAAGAGTGCTGCTAAAGAAGGTGCCAAGGATGCTGCTGTTGACCATGTAAGAGACAAGGTTAGAAAGGCTGCTGGTCCTAAAGAAGAGGACACCAACGAAGAAACACTACATGAGATTTCTGCTGATACTGCATTATCAGCATCAAAAGAAGCAGATAAGAAGCGTGGTAAACTCGCTGCTGCTGGTGATAAGGAAGGTGCTAAGAAGAAGAATGCTCAAGCAGTAAGACTATACAAAGCATCTGCTGCCAAGAGAAAGACAGAGACTAAAGAAGAGTATACTGTTACCAATGCTGATAAGAAAGGTAACACTCCAGCATGGAAAGGATACAAGTCAGGTAAGAAGAATGCCAAGACAGGCAAACCTCTATACAAGGCTGCTGATCATGTGAAAGAGAATCCAACAAGACCTCATCCAGATGGACAGTGGGAGTATCATGAGAAGGAAGGTCTAAGGACATTCAAAGATTTTGTACAAGAAGGCAACCCCACAACTAGAATGTTACAGAAGTCTAAGTCACAACAGACTGGTAACATCAGTGCAGATAGGGGGACAGACGCAAAAAAGAATAAAGAGTCCCGCAAGGGGCTCGAAAAAGACCTAAAGAAGAAAGGTATCGGATACAAGAAAGGTACTGGTGAATACAAATATGATGATGGATCCAAGGGACGTGAAGTTTCGTATCAAACTTCACCTGGTAAGGGCATGTCCAAGCGAAGGTTTGGTAAAGTCATGAGAAGACTAGGGAGAAAGCACGGACAGGAGACGGTTATTACTAAGGACAAAAACAAACCAGCACGTTTACATGACACTGAGTCTAAGAAGCCAGGTAAGTCAGTAAACATAGGTAAGTCTAAGCCTGGTAAGCATCCTGAAGGATCTGGAGAGACCTCTGGCACTAAGGTAAGAGGTAAGAAATTGTCTAAGACAACAAACAAACCAAGTTATCATTATGGCTGAAGAAAGACGTAAAGTCTGTAAGTATTGTAAACTTACAGCACCATTAGGTCACCCAAGACCCTACACATGGATAGAGAAACATGAAAAAAATTGTCCAGCTCGCAACGAAAGTTAAAGACTTCGATAAGAAGTGGGCTAAAAAAATCCAAGAGAAATTTAAACTAACGGATTATCAGATGCTTGTGTTAGCGTTTGGTAAAGGTTTCATTATTGGAGCAATTCTGCTATAATACATAGTGTACAATCAATCACTTGGACATGTCATATAAAGTAACAGTTATAGATACCGAAGGCACAGAGACTACCTTTGATTGTGCTGACGATGAAACCATCCTTGACAAGGCAGAGGAAGAGGGAGTTGATGCTGCTTATTCCTGTCGTGCTGGTGCGTGTAGCACATGTGCTGGTAAGATTATAGAAGGTACAGTTAATCAAGAAGAACAAAGTTTTCTTGATGATGATCAAATTGAAGCAGGATTTGTGCTAACATGTGTAGCATATCCTACATCTGATTGTATCATTCGCTTGGGTGAGGAGGAAAATATAGTATAATGGGGCATTTGCACATGAGAGAACAATTAATTCGTGCTGTATTAGCACACGCACAGGGTGAAATAGAAAAGCATAAGGTAAACGTTAATGTTTACTTAGAGCATCCTGTAGGTATTGGAGAGCATTCTGATATCACTGAAGCAATTGGAGTTGAGTTGGATAAGATCTCAAGATACCATGATCAGGTTGAGGTTATAAATAAATACTTCAGAGGACCATCGCAAGTTAACGGTTGAAGGACAAGAAGGCAGCAAAGAAGATTATTAAATTAGCAAAGAAGCATCCCGATTGGTATACCAAACAGGATGTTTTTTATGCAAAGATGGTCAGGAAACGCATAAAACAAGAGGAGAAAAAGAGAGACCAGGAATAAATACTTAGGTCAATTGGGATTGAAATTATCATGCCCCAGACCAAATATACCGTGGGTTACCACGACGCAGCATTAAATCACTATGAGATATGTGAGTATGCAATAGACGCATACGAAGCAATTCAACATAGCAAAGAGGATGTCCCTAGTTTAAGGGAGCATCCTCATTTTATTGACTATGCGACAAAGGAGCAGTAATATGTCTACATTAACAGCTAATAAACATGAGATTATGTGGTGGATGAGTAGGATTACATTTATGGTATGTGCGTTATGCTTCTCAATAGTATTCGCAGCATCAGCATACGCAGCAGATATTCAAATGGGTGCAGGAGGCAACTTAGTCTTTGATCCTAGTGAGATAACTATTGCTGCTGGAGATACAGTTACATTTACTAACGGAGATCTACCACCTCATAACATGGTGGTAGATGGTCATCCAGAATTATCACACGGTGATCTAGCATTCGCTGCTGGTGATAGTTTTGATGTTACATTCACAGATGCAGGTGATTATAACTTCCAATGCGACCCTCACTCAGGTGCGGGTATGAAGGGGGTAATTCACGTTGAGTGAAGTCGTCTGGTCTATTAACATTATGATCAGCCTCCTGATCGGTGGTGTAGGGTGGGTCATCGTATACATATTTAAGTATGACGATTGGTATCCTAATGGGCAAAATGACACCACCGTCTCGGAAGAGTTGCTACAACTTCCGAGTAACGGAAGTAACGAAAGTAGTTGATGGTGACACCATCGATGTAGTAATTGATCTAGGGTTTGATATCTATAAGCACGAGCGTGTGAGAATAGCAGGTATCGATACACCTGAGAAGAGGACAAGAGATTTAGAAGAGAAGGCATTAGGAATAGATGCTACCAACTGGATGAAGTATACCTTAGAGGATACTATTGCAGGAGAGAATGAACTTACTATTCGCACCGAGCTTAAAGGCGGTATGGGTAAGTATGGTAGACTCTTGGGCTGGTTGTATGTTGGTGATCAAGAGATATCACTTAACGAGCAGATGATTGAGGAAGGATATGCTTGGGAATATGATGGTGGTACCAAGAATAAGAATTTCGCAGAGTTAAGAGAGATTAGATATAAGCATGGTACATTGGAACCTGATGAGGGTGATCCATTACCAGAGGTAACTGATACTGGAATTGAGGCAGCACCTGATGCTCCTGAGTTTAATAGACCTCCGCTAAATAGCACCAGTAATATGGCAGGTTTATACTAATGAATGTAGTACAAGCATGGAATGAGATCTCATGGGCAGATGCTATTCCATTTCTTCTAGTGGTTATAGGTCTTTACTGGGTAAAGGTAAAGATAGATGCATCTGCTGGTCTAGGTAGAAAGAAGAGTAGACAACTTAAGAAGGTTATTGTAGAGGCAATTAAAGAAGCCAATGGCTGAGAAGAAGCATGAAATATATCTAGGTAATCCTAATCTTAAACGGGCTAACGTAGCAACTAACTTCTCACCTGAAGAGGTGCAGGAGTTTATAAAGTGCCAAGCGGATCCCGTTTATTTTATTAGGACATTCATTAAGATTGTAAACCTAGATGAAGGTATAGTTAACTTTGACCTCTATGATTTCCAAGAGGACATGGTTAATCGTTTTCATGAACATAGATTTAATATAGCAAAGCTGCCACGTCAGTCTGGCAAGTCAACCGTAGTTACAGCATATTTGCTTTGGTATGCGATCTTTAATGATAATGTCAACATCGCAATCCTCGCAAACAAAGCAGCCACTGCAAGAGAAATGTTGGGCCGCCTACAACTTTCTTATGAAAATCTCCCTAAATGGTTGCAACAGGGTGTGGTCAACTGGAACAGGGGCTCACTCGAATTGGAGAACGGAAGTAAAATCCTCGCTGCTTCTACTTCTGCTAGTGCTGTTCGGGGCATGTCCTTTAACATTATATTTTTGGACGAATTCGCTTTTATTCCGACGCATATTGCTGACGAGTTCTTTAGTAGTGTCTATCCTACTATATCTTCTGGTAAGTCAACTAAAGTTATTATCATATCTACCCCTAAAGGGATGAATATGTTCTATAAACTGTGGCATGACGCAGAGAAAGGACAGAATGAATACACTACAACAGAGGTACACTGGCAACAGGTACCAGGTAGAGATGCTAAATGGAAAGAAGAGACGATACGAAACACATCAGAGGAGCAATTCAACCAAGAATTTGAGTGTGAATTCCTAGGATCTGTTAATACTCTCATTAGTAGTACTAAATTAAAGAC